AGATTTGCATAAAATGCGTTATAATACGTATTGTATGCGAGAAGATCCAACATAGAGCCAATGGCCGAATCTTCATAGTCGAAGTCTGCGAATTCTGATTTAGCTTTGATGAAGTCGCGAAGATTTGCGCGAATCGTATCGAATGATAAACCCGTCACAGAAATAGCGGTATTTGCTGGCATTATCTTATCCTATCGAGCGAAATAGTCGCTTCAGAAATTTCGGTTGAATTCTTTCCGCGAAAAACAATACTAGCGGTTAATGTGTGGCTATCTGGATCTCCAGAAAGTATAATATTCAATAAATCTATTCGTGGTTCATAATTCTCAATAGCTGTTTCTATGTTATCTTTCAGTTCAGATTCAGTCGAAGCTGTATAATTTTCGAACAATGCTTCACGAATATTTGATCCAAAATCGGAACGAAATGGTCTTTCGTATAGATCTGTTAGAATTAGATTCTTAAGAGCTTGTTTCAAAGACTCATCATTCTTTTTTATAAAGAGCTTTCCTGTGATCGGGTGACACCTCATATTCAAATCGAAATCTTTATATACGATGGAATTTGTTTGACGTCCTTGCATATATTTCCTTATTTTGACCTATTTATTACTTATTCTAGCTTATCTATTAGATTATTTTTGACTCTGTGAAGATAAAATCTGCCGCAGGTGTTCAAATATTTTGTTGCTGCGTTTAGCGACTCCTGCATCGCATTTATTCTTTTTAGTTCTTCCATAGATTTATTTTTCATATTTTCTACCTCTTTTTCTCGACCTATATTAGCAGTATCAAGAATTTTTCCAGCCTCACTAAAAACCTCTGGCCAACTTCTATCTAACGGAATTCTATGAGATATTAAAGTTCTCTTACCATCAACAAGCGGCGCGATCGCATCTAAAAAAGAATCCCTTATACTTTCCGTCCAAAATGGAAACGAATATTTATCAACAAGAACTGGTGTGACTGGCGTTGGTGCTGGTGTTGGTGGTGTTGGTGGTTCAGAATTCACTGTAGGTTTTACTGGAGGTATTGGTAGTTCTTTAACTTCTCCATTCACTACTTGTTGATTTGGAACTGCAGTGCAAATATCAAATGCTGGAATTTTAGCGATTCCTTTTGTTAAATTTTCAGCAAGACTAGATGCAGTATCGCCAAGGCTAGTCACTAATCCAGATATTGGACCGTCTTTTGCTGAAAATGCACCACCCAGTTTCGATAGTTCTCCAAAAGCATCACTCACTGCGGTTTGAACTTCAGAAGCTAAACTGGTTAATCCGTCAGTGGTTCCAGACCCAGACGTAATTGAAGACAGTGCGCTTCCAACAGCAGTTTGTGCGTTTCCTAAAAATGAAGTGACTCCAGATGATATATCACCACCAAGTTCTTGAATTTTTGGTAAAGATATTTCTAAATTACTAATCATCTTTGATAAATCGCCTTTGATAAGGTCAGTAGCGTTTGCAGGAATCGCTCCTGCTGGTAATATACCACCAGCAGCATCTAATGCTTTCTGCATATCAAAATCAGGAAATTGTTTTTCAATCTCTCTCAATTTCGTTAAGGCCGCTACAGATTGACCAGTTCCGAATGAATTTATAGCGGAATGAAATTCATCTTGTAATTTTAATCCTATCGTCGGAAGATCTCCTAATAAATTTTCATTTAATTTTGCCGCGACTTCCGAAACACTAGAACTGATACTAGAGCCTAATGTTGCGATAGAATCAGCAATCCCTCCAGTGCTAGAAGTTAAAGAATCAAGTGCGGCCGCGGCTTTACTTTTAATAACATTTAATTCTTCTATTTTAGGATCTAATCCGCAAGGGGCGTCATTTAATCCGGGTGTTGTAATTTCGGGTACAGTAAAAGTCATATATTATCCGACTATCATGTTATGACTGCGCAATCATTCGTAGAAGTTCTGGTATCGGTTGAGCATGTATAGTCGACTGATCCAGCTTTCTTACGAGTGTGTGTATCGCCCTGTAGGGAAGTATACTGATCTTTCAATACCACTACTGTCTGATCCCCTGCGGTTTTTAGTTTCATATTGCCAGAAGACGCGAATGATGACGTCCCGCCTGCGCCAATATCCATATTTCCTCCAGATGAATGTGTTACATTTTCAGAAGTTATTGATTTTAAGTCGCCCCTAATAATTTCTGTTAATCCATCTAACATAGTAATCGATGTCGCACCAGCTATACTTTCGGAAAGAGTTCCACCTACTATAATATCCCGTTTTCCAGATATTCTTCTTGTCTCATCTCCATTAATTTGATGTGCACGTGATCCTAGGACTTCTTTAACATCGTTTCCGACTATTTTAGTTTTCATATCGCCATGCACTGTAAGATTATAGTCTCCAACGACTTCTTGTATAAGATCCCCGTCTACTCTTAATCGTGTATCGCCTATAATTGTGACATTACATTTACCAGATATTAAAATATTCTTATCTTTAACACATATCTCATAATCATCACCAATGATTTTCGTTACTCTATCGCCCGTGTCCTGTATCTCACAAAAAGTTCCAGTCCTATGATAGACGTGAATTCTTTCATTTTCTGGCGTATCATCAATTTCAATCGCATGACCAGATTCAGTTTGTGTAACATGATTCTTAGGATATACTGGATCTTTCCCATTTCTAGGAAGAGGTTCGCTCCACGTTTTTAATTCATAATCTTCTTCTCCGACATCTGAAGATACAGAAGAAACTTTTTGTAATCTTGCAGTCGGGACATCTTTAACTACATTTGCTTCTTTATCTTTTGTTATACTATCTTGAATGAATCTATCATATGCTAAATTTGGTGTATCTGGAAATCCAGGAAATTTTGGATAAACTTTATCTGGATCAGAATATCCACCTTGGTCAGATCCATCTGGAATTCCATGCAATGAACCCATAACAATTGGTTGCTGAGAAGTTTCTCCATCTAGAAAAAATCCCATCACATAAGAACCATTCAGTAATCCTGTTCCAGATCGCCCAATGCTACTCGTCGACGCAGACGTGACTGGCATTAAAACTTGAGCCCATGGTAAATTTTCAACCGGAAGTTCATCTACATTATCCGAATGCCACCCCACACATCTTATTTTAACTCTACCACAATTTAGAGGGTCATTTATATCCTGAACGATTCCTAAAAACCATGTAAATCCATCCGCACCAATCCAATTTTGTTTTATAGTCATTATTCATCCTCTGGTTGCGGTTGAACTCTAGAAACGTCTTTAACGCATTCCATAATTGTAACATATTTATGCGTCACATTGATCCTATGAACAACTGCAGTTACCAGATATTTTCCAGTAGTGTCATCATTATCTTTTCTTTTTCCTTTTTCGGTTATGGTAGGATCTGGAAACGATAAATTAACAGTATCTCCAGCATGTATTCTGGGGTTTCCATGAACCATAACATTTATTTTTTGCGATAAAATTTGTTCTGTTGCAGCTTTTTCTATGGCTTCAAACTCTTGAACTTTTATGGAAGATTGCTCCATCTCGGGCTGAAACCCCTTAACATAAGACAGTTGTGATACTTTAGAATTTGTTGTAACGAAAGATTCTCTCGTGGGAGACGAAGTAAACTTTTTAATTGTTTCCTGCGTGAGTGTTTTCTTATTTTCTTTTTCTGCATCCGGATGCACAGATTTAAAATCTTTATCATAATCGTATGATTTAGAAAAAAATGATTTGGCTAACACGTCTAAAGTTTTTGTTATTCCAGAAAAAGTTCCCTTTAGAGCTCCTTCTAATAATGAAACTCCTCCAATCTTTTCACTTGATATGATCTTTTGATAATCCTTAACGTCTTTAAGATCAGTTCTTTTTTGCAGTGATTTGATTTCTTCCATATAGATATAAGATTCTACAGGTTTCTTTTTCATTAATTGTTGCATCGTAACGAAATGATATCCAAGAGATGTTTCATAAAATATAAAATTGGACGATATATTTTTTGCAGACTTGGCTTGCGAACACATCATATTCATCGCTCTAAATGGGCTGATTGATGAAAAGGTATAATTAAATATTCCCTCTGTTTCCTCGAGAGTGATCAATTTTTTATTTGATACTTTTTGAATATTACCAATGAATATATTATTTGCAGTTTTATCTATTGTAAATTCATTCGTTCCCATTCGAATTAATCTATTCGTATGTTCATTTGTTAACAATTCTTCGGTGGTTGCAAATACAGTATATGCTTCTGTTTTTTCATTATAGAAAAATGATTCTGAAATTTTATAGATTTGTAATTTTGTTTCTATTTCTGCATCAGCGTCGTCATCACCTTTAGCGCGCATTTTCAATTTAAAAGTTTCTCCTCCAGAAATTGGAAGAGAACTCTGAAGAGCAATTGCGTCTACTAACATAAATGAACAAGATATAGCCGGAGAAAAAATATCTTCATAATAACTGAGCTCTGCAACTATGTTTGATATGTTGACAGTCTCAGTACCCGAAGTATTCGTTATTGTGATTTCAGCAAAATCAACTAGTCCGGGTATATATAATTTCACCATTATGCAAAGATTCTTCTATGAGTATCTACAACAATTCCAAGAAATCTTTCATCTAATATCTTAATGTTTCTATGAGATTCATTCAATTCATCTTCATAAGAAAAAGTATCAACTATTCTAGTATTTGCTACATCTGTTAGATAGGTCGTGTAGTCTACAATGACCGTTCTTTTTGGAATCAACGTCCCATCATCGTTAAACGACTGAGCTTGGATAGTTTTTTCATAATGATGCGTTGTTGCTTGTGCAGTAGAAACACTACCATATTTTTGTCGAATATATTTTGTAAAATTCTCATAAGATAATGGCCATTTAAAATATGGATCATGTATTTCATTCGTTAGCAATACAAGCCAATCTAATGTTTGATCTTCATAATATTTATCTGCAATGATATCTGGTCGATCACCATCTTTGATTTCATAATCGAAATATATCGCTGAGTTATTTCGTAATAGAGAAGACAAACCAAATCTGCGTGTAATATCTGTAACAGAAATAGTCGGCGTCATTCCTGATAATTTATAAGAAATGATTGGAAATGGTTTAAAGTAGTGTGCCATAAATGTTATCTCCCGAGAAGCTGTCTTTGTGCATTTCTAGCTGCTAAACCAGTTCCCGCTGCAATTTTTTCTAGTCCTGCTTGTGTATTAGTCAAACCCGTTGCAGCTCCACCAGGAGTCACATTAAACTCCTTTAATTTTGGCATTTGTGTTTTTGATTTTGGATCCTCAGTATATGGGTTTCCTAAAACTTCTTTCGTAATAATCGCAGTTTCTTGAAATTCTAAATTCATTATAACTTCCATAGGAGCTGGATTAGATCCATCGACTCTAGCATAAGCTGGATAATTTGATGGTTGATAATTAACCGTCATTCCCTTCAATACACAAATTTGATAATCATTAACTGTATATTTTCCTTTATTACTTAATTCTATCTTAAAAAATTCTGGAGTTGAAAAAAAGTGATTTCCTGTCCCAAATGCTGAACCTACTCCAGCATATCCTGGATGCATATGATATTTAAATAGATGTATTATGTTTCTTATTGCATCACTTTCAGATGCTTTCACTGGAGA